GTTGCGAGTTCAACGAGTGGGACTCGAGCGAAGCCAAGGCATTCCTCGATACATTCGAGAGCTGGTCAGTCAACAAGTTGCCAGGCTACGACACAGCACCATGGACCATCGACGACGACGAGCCTGCTGGCCCAGTCGGCTTGGTTGAGCAGATGAACGCGCTCAAGAAGGCTGGTCGCTTGATCGTTGTCAACGTGGGGGATAAAAAATGATCACAATCGAAATCAGCAGCGGCGGCGCCGCATTCGTGGACGAAGGTCCACGCGAGGAGATCGCTCGCATCCTGCGTGAGCTGGCAATTCGAATCGAGGAGGGCCAGACCCCAACAATCGTTCGCGATCTCAATGGCAACAAGTGCGGCACGGTCGCCATGAACTTGGGGGATTGACATGCGCATCGAGATGAACATTCGCCTAGACGTTCGTGGTGCTCGCAACAGCATCAGGGACTGTGAGATCCGTGCCAACCAAGCCCTTGACTTTATCGGTCGCAACATTGGGTACTACAGGGCCAGACGCTTTGACCATCAAGTCGAGCGCGACGACGGCACGCTTGAGTACCAGCAAAACATCTTGGTGGCAGTCGACATCGACGCTATGTCACTGAGCTTTGCTGACGACATCAACGAGCTGTGTCGCCTACTGCAACAGGACTGCATCGCCATCAACCAACAGGGCACGACCAGCGGCTGGGTGCTTGGCCCACATCCAGAACGCTACGGTAAATTTAATTTCGAAAAGTTTGTACCTGTATAAAAACTGTGATATACTTTTCCCAAGACGGCAAGTTTTTTTAACCACTCCAGAAGGACACATCATGAAAACAATTCAAGACCTCGTTGCTGCACGCATTGCAGCCAAGCGTGAAGAGGACGCAGCCGTGGCTAAGCGCCGCGAGCTTGACGAGCAAATCTCCCTACAACTTTCCACCGGCAAGGCCGAGGGTACTGAGTCCATGAAGCTGCCAGACATTGGCGCCAAGGTCACAGTCACATACAAGGTCACACGCAAAGTGGACACCGAGGCTCTGCAAGAGCGTTGGGAATATCTCTCTGAAGAGCAGCGTGCTGCATTCAAGTGGAGCGCAGATGTCAGCGTGACAGCACTGCGTAAATTCGAGGGCAATGACTTGGTCGCGGTCTCAAAGTTCTTTGAGTCCAAGCCAGCTTCGCCCACCATCAAAATCGAAATGATCTAAGGGGATAAGCATGGACAAAAATATTGCAGCTATCTTGCGCCAAGATACAAAAACAATCGGCGTTGTATTCGGTGACGGCTTCAATCAAACGAAGGCGTACACCTATGTGAGTAGCGAGTCTGGAATTGAAGTTGGTGACACGGTCATTGTGCCAAGTGGATCTGACGACAACTACAAACTTGCAACTGTGGTGCGAGTTGACGAGGACTTGGAGATCGAACCAAACTCCAGCGTTGCATATCGTTGGATTGTCTGCAAAGTCAACTTCGACAACTACGCAAACAACCTGTCTCGAAACAAAGAGATTGAGAAAAAACTGGCCGGTGCATACCGAACCAATGCGCGTCAAGCCTACGCCCAGCAATTCCTTGTTGGCGCAAGCGAAGACGTCATGGCGCTCGTCAATGGTAAATAATTTTTAACAGGAGACCTTAATGGCAATCGTTCTTTCATCTACCAAGCAAGCTGCCGAAATCAGCGGCTTGAAGTTCTTGGTTCACGGTCCAGCTGGCGCAGGCAAGACAACACTTTGCGGCACGACTGGTGAGTCCACCATCATCATCAGCGCCGAGTCTGGCTTGTTGTCACTGCGTCACTTGGACATTCCAGTGATCGAGGTCAAGACACTCGACCAGTTGTACGAAGCCTATGACTTTGTGGCCAACACACCCGAAGGTCAAGCGTTCAAATGGATCTGCTTGGACTCGATCAGCGAGATTGCTGAGGTAGTGCTCAACCACGAGAAGAAGGCGGCCAAAGATCCTCGCCAAGCATACGGTGCACTGGCCGAGAAGATGACCGACCTGATCCGCGCATTCCGCGACATGCCCGCACGCAACGTGATGTTCTCTTGCAAGCAAGAGCGCACCAAGGACGAGCAGACCGGCGCGATGCTGTACTACCCTGCTATGCCTGGCAACATGCTCAAGCAGGGCGTCGGCTACTTCTTTGATTTTGTTTTCGCCCTTCGCGTTGAGAAGGATGGCGACGGCAACCCAACACGCTGGCTGCAAACGAGCCGCGACTATAACTACGAAGCTAAAGACCGCTCAGGCAGTCTTGAGATGTTCGAGTCCCCCGACCTGTCAGCAATCGCTGCGAAAGTCAAATCAACCTCAGCCAACTAATCCCTAGAAAGGACACCCAAATGGCACGCTTTAATTTCAATACAGGCAGCGTTGAGAAACGCGAAAACAACTACGAACTCCTGCCCGCGGGCTGGTACATTGCTCAGGTATCTGAGTCAGACATTGTGGCCCTCAACTCTGGAAACGGCCAAGCATTGAAGATGACGTTCGACATCTTGTCTGACCAAGGTCGTGGCCGCAAAGTGTGGGCACGCTTGAACATTCAGCACACCAACCCCAAGGCAGAGACCATTGCTCAACAACAGCTGCGCGAGCTGTGTGATTCAATCGGTATCGTGCAAATGCAAGACACCGTCGAGCTGCACAACAAGCCTGTCCAAATCCGCGTGAAGATCCGCAAGTCTGATGACCCACAGTATGAAGATCAAAATGAAATTGCTGGCTTTAAGCCTGTCGATGGCGCAGCTTCTGGTGGTGCAGCAATGCCACCTAGCACCGTTCCTCGCCCATTCTCAGCGGCAGCAAACACGGCAGCCGCGCCAGCAGCGGCGGCACCCGCAGGCTCAGCCCCTCCTTGGGCTAAGAAGTAATTGACGAGGTCGAAAGCGGATGCTGTGCAGTTTGAGGCGTTCAGTCGTGATAGAGCGATCCGAGGGGCTGGATTCCCCGATGACAACGCTAGAACTTCGGTTCGGACAATATCGGAAAAACACGACCACAGTGCAGCGAGTAGACCTCACCAACAACGGGCGGCAGCTACAGCAGTATTCGGATGGGCCGAGTACGCCGCCCACCTTTGAAAGAAAACCATGACAGAAAATCAAGACACCTTGCCAGTACGCGTGACCATGGAAAGCATGCTGGCCAAGATCAAGAAGGCTGAGTACACGGTGCTGGGTGATACCACCACCACGTTGTGCATGCTCACGCTCGAGAACGGTCACACGATTCTCGGCACAAGTGCATGCGTAGACCCTGCTCAGTACAACAAGGCGACTGGTGAGAAGTACGCCTTTGAGAAAGCCATTGACCACATGCGGCCACTCGAAGGTTACCTGCTTGCAGAGAAGCGTTATCAAGCGAGTCTCAAATGAACAAGCCACCAATCATCAATATCAAGATGGTCCCCGCTGGCGTCGAGCTAGTGTTGGCTGCTTTGAACAAGATGCCTCGCGAACAAAGCGACGGCGTCTACCAAGAGATTGAGGCGCAGTATCAGTTCCAACTGATGCAAATCAAATCTCTCCAACTCTCTCAACAACCCGAAGGAAAAACAGAATGACAACTCGTATCTACTCAGTCCAATCAAACATTGGCAATGGCTTTCACTTGGTCGAGGCGGCAACAAAGAATGCAGCCTTGCGCCATGTGGCAGAAGGCTTGTTCCACGTTGAAGTAGCAAGCCAACGCACTCTCGTCGCAGCAATGCAAGACGGTGTGAAGATCGAAGTCGCTGGCGCTGAAGTGCCAACAACTCAGACAGCCGAGTAATCGGTGGCTCCCTTCGGGGAGCCTGCAAATTTGAGGTGAATGCGCAGACTGATGCGCAGGGCTACTACCTAAACCTATGCTCAGACACGGCAAGGGACTGATGGATTAGGG